GATGTTAATAACATAAGACTAGTCGGTGCAGAGACTCAAAGAGATATAAACAGTACAGCAGGATGCTTGTGGCTTGCCACTGGTGGAGACAGTTACCTTAATATAACAAGGCAAGATTCTGGAACATTCCTGACACCAGTAAGTGCGTCCGCGGTAGCTAGTAATACTCAAGGTGTTACTTGTATTGCCGAAGTTCCTATCCAAGACTGGGATTTAGAGAACTCAATCACGGTAGTTAGTCCATTAATTAGAACAGCTCATCTTAAGGATGTTAAGGCGACGGCGGTTGCAGGTGGAACTTCTGTTGGAGCAACGTGGACAACCAGGACGCTAAATACCCTAACGGGAGACTCCTCTATTGTTACACTTAATAGTGACCAGTTCACGCTAGGTGCAGGCATGTATAAGATACATGCGTCTGCTCCATTTAGAGGGGCCGACTGGGCGTCTATCAAACTAAGGGACATAACTAATAGTGCTGACATAGAATTTAGTAGCACTGTCTCGGTTGGCGCAGCCCTTAATACCATTCCTTGTTTGCTTTCAACAACCGTTACTATTTCTTCTAGCACTATTTACGAGTTACAATATTACGTAAACGGCGCTGGAGGGGGAGCCAATGCACTAGGAACACCTCATCTCAACGGAACAAATAACATATACGCTCAAGTGGATATTACAAAAATAAAATAGGTGACCATATGACATTAGAAGATTATAATTAAAAAAAACATAATATAATAAAATAGGAAAACAAATGACTTTACAAGAAATTGAAAATTTAAAGCTAGACGACTACAGCAAACAAATGAAATATCGAGTTTCTTTTAAAAAAGAAATAGAATTAGAAGAAGTAACTCTTGACGATATATCTAAAGAATTTGATCTGTATAAAATAGAACTAACTCAAGCTGAAGAACAAAGATTGAATGAATTAGAAAGAAGGAATATACTACAGTCTAGAATTGATTCACTAGGTACTGACATAGGTAAACTTGTAACCGAGTATCTTAAAGATAAAGACTATGACTCTAACGGTTATAACTCTTCAGCTTTTAGTATTAAACATATTAGTAATTCTGAATGTAAATTCTGGAGATTTAAAAACGTAGCTAAACCTACTCTAGAACAGCTAGAAGAAATATCTACTAGACTAGAAAACATTGAAACACAAAAAGATAATCAAAAAGCTTGGAATATATTAAGAGGAAAACGTGACAAATTCTTACTAGAAACAGATCACAGCCAACTAGCAGATGCTCCCTATGTATCAGAAGAAAAGGCAAGGTATAGACAATACCGTACATATTTAAGAAACTTACCTTCTGCTCATACTCAAGAGTCGATTGATAGTGCTATAGTTAAGACATTTGAGGAGTTTAAAGCTGATCTATAATGGATATAATTACTAATCAAATTGAATTTTTAATAATAACATATCCAGTAATTAGGTATTTATTTACATGGTTTATTATACTAAGAGTACTAAATAAAATATTATTTGCAACAATAGAAAAGTATGTAGAAATTACTCCAGAAGTAAAAGATAATAAAATTTTTAAAAAAGTAACACAGAATAAATATTATAAACTAGTATCATTTATACTAGATTTAAGTTTATCAGTAAAGTTACCTAAAGGAAAATAGCTATGGGCTTTAAGCTTGACTCACTTAAGCGGAGAATATTTACTCAAAATGAATCTGTAAACACAGACTATACTTCTCCATTTTTTGATGTATCAGATAGTGAACAAGGTTTAACTATTTCTTTTATCTTTAGTGGAGGAGATGGATCAGTAGATGCGATAATAAAAGTAGAAGGCTCTCAGATAGATGAAGAAGTTGGGTTTGCTCCTATAGAAAATGTTGAACAACAGTTTACTGATGATGACGGCACTATTATCTTTGATATTATAAATATAAATACAGTATTTATTAGAGTAACTATAGAAGTTTCTGCAGGATCTTTTGACATAGATTTATTATCTTTATCATCTAAATCTAGACATTAAGGAAAGTTAATGAATCTAGTAAATGTATTTAATATAGGGAACATATAAATGACCATTAAAATATATAAATTTATTAATGCTGAAAGCGGCAATGATGACAAAAGACTTAAAGTATCTGCTGATGATACTGCTGCTGGATTTTTAGAAGAAAAATTAGTAGTTGCTGAGACTACTAATGCAACTGAAATACTTGCACTTACCACTTTAAATGGTGGATCTAATGAGCAGAGACAAATTGGTATTGATGAAACTAAAATAGACCACGACGTACTAACAAACTTTGTAGATAATGAGCACATAAACCACGCAACTGTAGATATAGCAACAGGTGCTGATTCAGGCCTTGCTGGTGGTGGTGATATAACTACTACTAGAAATATTGAAGTAGATATTGCTGGAACAACTCAAGAAACCTCAATAGAAGATATTGATGAATTACTTATTGAAGATGTATCAGCTACAGCTAAAAGAAAAGTAACTAGAGAAGATTTTCTTGATGGCTATGTAAGAAGTACTACTCGTCCAGTAACCACTAGATCAGTACCAGTGTATGATGGCACTACAGGTGATTTTATAGACGAAACTGGTGTAACAATTGACGCATCAGATAATGTTGTAATTCCAGGTAATCTTCAAGTTGACGGAACTCAAACTATATTTAATACAGAAATTGTAGATATAGAAGATGCCAATATAACTGTTAATAAGAACGGCAATCAGTCTGTAGCTAACTCTAATACTGCAGGTTTAACTATAGAAATGTCAGATGCATCTGATGTAGTATTTGGTTATGATTCTTCTACTACTTCTAGAATGAAAGTTGGTGATGATGGTGATGAAAGAGAAATTGCAACAATATCCCACACACAAACTCTAACAAATAAAACAATAGACGGAACATCTGCTACAGGAACTAATACAGTAACTACTGATGCAAATGATGTAACTTATAACAATTCTACTTCAGGTTTAACTGCCACAGATTCTCAAGCCGCTATAGATGAAGTTGAAGACAGGCTCGACACTGCAGAAGCAACTTTATCAGACCATTTAGACGGCGGTACAAGTAAGCACGACGCCACTGAAATAGACTATGAAAGAATTGACGGATCTAAAAAGAATATACAAGCTACTAGTGACGAAGTAGAATCGGCTCTCACAGACCTTGACGACGCCATAGGAGCACTTGAAGCTACACCTACTAATTACCTACCTACAGATGCTACAATTGTCTCAGATCATCTTTCAGGCATTGATACGGAGCTAGGAAACCTACAGGACGCAATAGATCTAAAACAAGACGATGTAATCACCACAGAAGGTGATTTAGTACTTGGTGATGATACAGGTGAAGAGGCTAGACTTGCTATAGGAGCTTCTGGAACAGTACTATCATCAGATGGCACTACCGCATCATGGGCAGTTAACCCTGATGAAAGAATTAAAGTTTCAGCTAATGATACTACAGAGAAGTATTTAGAAGAAGCAATAGTTGTATCCTCAGGTTCAAACTCAACTGAAATATTAGAACTCAGTACATTAAATGATGCTGGTGATGAAGATCTACAAATTCAAATAGATGAAACTAAAATAGATCATGATGCTTTAACTAACTTTGTGTCTGATGAGCATATCGACCACAGTGCTGTAGAAATCACTACAATAGCGGATTCTGGATTAACTGGTGGTGGAGATATAACCACAACTAGAAATCTTAGTGTAGATATAACTAATACTACAGAAGAAACTAGTGTAGAGACTAACGATGAAATACTAATATACGACACAAGTGCTTCAGTATTAAAAAAAGCTAGTGTTGCTAATATTTTAGATGCAGGTAGATCTGAAGGTGATATAATTGAAACATCTTTTTCTCTTGCAAATGATACTTCAGTTTCTGCTGATATAACAGGGCTTGCTTTTGCTAATGCAACAGTTAGATCTTTTAAAGCTTTATTATCTGTAGAAATAGACGCAACTGCAGATCTGTTTGAAGTATTTGAAATAACAGGAATACAAAGAGGATCTGATTGGTCTATATCAACTTCAAGTAATGGCGATTCTAGCAATGTAGGATTTACTATAACTTCTGCAGGTCAAGTTCAATATACTAGCGCAGATAATCCTGGGTTTGTTTCTGGATTAATAAAGTTTAGAGCAATTACAACATCGGTTTAATTTATGTCAAGTAATGAAACTAAAAAGCAACTTTCTCAATATGACGGAATGGAAACATTACGAAGTGCTCACCAGGATGAAAATCAAGCATTTAGGGTTACTAGCGGTAACACTTCAATACCACCTAACTATTCTAGAGTAGATTTAACATATGGAACAAATGGATCAGTTGAAAATGCTAAATTCTATAAAGGAATTCTTACAGAAAACAGAACAATTGTTACAACTTCTGATATATCGGGTTCATTAAATAATACATATTTTGATATATATGATACAAATGATTCAGCACATTATATTGTGTGGTTTAATGTAAATGGTGCAGGTACTGCACCAGTTATAACTGATGTAACATTACTTGAAGTTCCAATAATGACTAATGAATCTGCAGAGATAGTTGCTTTAGGAATTGAACTAACTCTAAGAAATATAAGTTCTTTAAAAGTTAGAAGAAGTGTAAATAATTTAAATATTGATAATATAAAATCTGGGACAGTAACTAATACAACTGATACTGGTACAGGGTTTAATATAACTACAACCCAAGAAGGTACTGAAGAATTAATTAAGAGTATTGATTTAGATAATGAAAATATATATTACACTTTTAATGCTGAAGAAAAGAAATTTGTTAGCTCACCAAAAACTGTAACAACTACTGATTTCATCTTTCCAACATGTAGAGTTAAACGGGTAAATTCATTATTAAGTTATTATGGAAAAAGTAAACAAACCAATGCAGATACTTCTGAAGCAATTTGGAGTATCTATAGAATATATACTGTTGGAAACGAAACAGTAACCGATTATCTAGATGATGGTAAGTTCACTCAAGTATGGGATGATTTAGAAACTTTATTTCCAACTCCACCATTTTCCAATACTCACTCACTTAATCTTAATGGTTCAACCCAAGATGCTAACGGTGGTGACATACATAAGTATGATGTAGCTCAGGCTTTCACATTAAGTGGATGGTTTAAACCTAACAATATTGCAGCAACTAGAACATTGTTTGCTAAGGCAGGCGCGACGCCAAATGTTCGTGGATATATAATGAGGCATGAAGCTACTACAGGTGAATTATTCGCATGGCTTAGAAGCTCAGGGGCTAACAGAGGTTTCACTTATAATAAGGCTTTAACCGCAGGGGTTTATCAGCACGTAGTGTTTACATATAGTGGAAGCTCTGATATTTCAGGCTTACTTGCTTATGTTAACGCATCAGTGGCCGGAACGCCTACATCGGGTGCCGTATCAGGTACGTGGCTTGAAGGTCAAGACTTTACACTAGGTTCACGTAACTCAAGTTTTTATTTTTCGGGATTAATGGATCAAGTGACGGTATGGAACAAAGCTTTAACACCTGCTGAAGTTGCTGAGCTTTATAATGCAGGTTCACCATCAGATCCAACGACGCATACAGCATCGACTAACTTGGTAAGTTATTATCCTGTCTTTGACGACGGTGGTGGGTCACCTAACATGGTAGATACAAAGGGTGGCTTTAATTTAACAACTAATGGAACACTTTCAACGGATGTACCATGAGAATAGTAGTCGTTAAAAAAACTCAATATGATTCCTTACCTGTAGCGGTTAAAAATGAATTTAGTTCTTTAAGTGATATTAATAAATCAATACCTTTACATAATATCGGTGGGGTTGATTATCATGTGATTGGTATTTGTGGCACTATACAAAACAGTACATACGTTAAGTTGTTTCATTCATACTCAGAATCTGAGATGAGTGCCATACTTGAAGCTGATTCAATAATTTACACTGACGTAGATATATATTATGAACCACAACAATTAGCATTCACCAAGAAAACTTTACCTAATGGGAAAAAATTATATAAACGAGTTCATGGTAGTTTATGGGAAACTATTCAACCTGGGACAACTGCAAGTCTTCAGATTGAGATAGGTTATTCACATGTTAAAATGCAGGGTATAGAGATTATCGGGTGTAAAGAAAAAGGAATGGTTAACTTTTATATATTTGATGATGATTTTGGTTCTTACTCAGGTATACCTAATTACAAGTTGAATCAATTTGGCGTAGATGTTAATACTCCAAACGACTACTATAAAAAGAACTCATCTTATGACGCAGACTTATACTATGGAATGGTTATAAGCATTGAGTACACAAACAACAGTTTAGTTCCACATGAGGTATGCTTTAACGCAGAACTAAATGAGGTTAAATAATGAAGTATTTAGAAATAGTATTTACAAAATCTAAAAAGAAGTTTCCTATCATTGGTTGGGGAATTCAATTATGGACAAATAAACCATACTCACATTCTGCAGTAAAATTTAATACATCTAACTATTTTGGAATGAATACATTTTTTCAAGCTTCAGATGGAATGGTTAATTATATGTCAGAAACTCAGTTTAATAAAAAGCATACTGTTACTAGTACTAAAAAAGTTTATGTAGATAGCGATGTATACAGAGAAATAAGAAATTCTTGTCATTATGAGGCAGGGGCTAAATACGGTATTATGCAAAATATTGGCATAGTATTAGTTGATATATTGTCCATATTTGGAACAAAAATAGACAATCCTTTCAAATATGGAAGAAACTGCTCAGAACTAATATATATTAAAATAATAGTTCCTATGTGGGGAGAACAAGGCTACAATCCAGATACTATAAAACCACACCACATAGAGCGTATATTAAATGAAAAACTTAATGAAAGTGTATTATAGTTATTAACAACTATATATAGTCTAATACTTAATAATTATGGGGAAATTTCTCCATTTTTTAATGAAAGGGGTAAGTAAATGAAAGACATGAAGAAGAAAGCTAAAATGATGCTTCTTAAAGATTTATCAAAAGAAATGAGAGGCATGATGGGCGACGGATATGCAGAAGGCATGAAGAAAGTCACAGTTGCTTCTGACAGCGATGAAGGACTTGAAGAAGGTCTAAAAAAAGCTGGAGAAATTGTAGAAGATTCAGATGAAATGATAGACGAAGATTCAGATGAAATGATAGACGAAGATTCAGATGAAATGATAGACGAAGATTCAATCGAAGCTTTTTCTGATGATGATTCTAGTGAAGAATATATGGATGAAGAAGAATACGAAGAAGAACCAGAAATGGATAAAAATTCTATTTTAAAAAAAATAAGAATGCTTCAAGAACAATTAGAAAATATGTAATATAAAGGGGAAATATAATGTCCCGAATACTTAATAGTACTAAACTCATTGCATCTGTTCGTAAAAGAGCAATGTTGCCTAATGATACAAGCACTTATACAGATCAAGACATTTTAGATATACTTAATGAAGAACTCGACATTGGGATGCTACCCAAGCTACTTTCATTAAACGAAGAGCATCTTGTTAATCATGAAGAAATACCAACAGATGGTAGTAAAGTAAGGTTCCCTATCCCTTACAGATCTATCGGTAATAAACTAAGAGATGTTGCTTTAGTTGATACTAGTGGTGGAGTTCATGAACTAAGTAGAATTTCTTTAGAAGAAATATCTGACTATAGTTATTACTATGACGGTCTAGCAGATACCTCACTTTTCTATATAGAAAATAATGAAGTAGTACTTGTAAGTAGTACTGTTGGTTCTTATGAATCGGTTAGAATGTATTTTTATTTAAGACCTAATGTTATCGTATTAGAAAAAGAAACGGCAATAATTGATTTAATTGATAGAACTACTGGAACTGTTGTACTTAGAACATTTCCTAAAACATTTTCATCTACTCCTGAAATGGATTTTATAGGAGCAAGAACTCCTAATAAAACCTTTGCTTATGATAAAGCTCCAATGTCAGTTAATGTTAATGCTAAAACTGTAGTTTTTAATCCAAGTGACATTCCTGCAAGTTTAAGTGTTGGAGATTATCTTTGTTTAAGAGAGACAACTCCTGTTCCTCAAATACCAACTGAAATGCATCCAGTACTTGCACAAAGAGCTGCAATACATATGTTAGAAGGACTTGGTGATACAGAAGGTTTAAGAAACGCAATGAATAGATTAGACCGAATGGATATGGACACTATGTCACTTGTGGATGATAGATGTGAGGGAAGTCCTCAGAAAATAAACCAACGCCATTCTCCTTTAAAACAAACTTTTGGCTTTAGAAACAGAATAAAGGGGTAATTGTGTTTACAATATATAAAGCTACATTTCCTAGTGGAAAAATATATATTGAATTTACTTCTAAAAAATTAAGTAAAAAAAAAATCACAAGTAAAATGGGGTTTTGTTTAAATAATACTAAAACTTATAAAAAAGCAGAAGATGTTTTAATTAAATTTAATTTAATTAGAAGAGCTACAAGAGGCGAAAGATCTCATCATAAAAATTATAAATTTATATTTAAGGATGAGAATTAATGGCTAATCTTATAAGATGTGCAGGCTTAGTGACTTTTGGTTCGGAGTTAACCCGACCTGAAGGATCTTTATCTAAAGCTTTAAATATAAATGTTGATGAAAATGGTGTTATTACTCCTAGAAGGGGAAATAATGATTACGGAGGATCTTTTTCAAATGAAGACGAAAGACTAAAACAAATACTCGAATATAAAAATCTATTAATCAGACATTTTGGTTCAACTCTTCAGTTCGATAATGGATCTGGAGATTTTACTAATTTTACTGGAAGCTTTTCTGAAATTGAAGAAGGCTTTAGAATTAAATATCAAGAAGCTAATCGTAACTTGTATTTTACAACAGATGCTGGAATTAAAAAAATATCAGCAAGAAATACTTCACAAATAGATGCAAATTCTGCAATCAATGCAGGCGGGTTAAAAGCTGTAGACTTGAGTGCTAATATAAAATATTCAGTTGCCGGATTTCTTCCTCCACAAAGTAAAGTTGCATATAGAATATTATGGGGAACAAAAGATAATAATAATAATTTAATAAATGGTTCACCAAGTTCTAGATTTGTTTTATCAAATAACAGTGAAGATACTTTTTTATTTGAAACAAGTACTGTAGCTTTTAATGGTGCTCCTACAGGTGGTAATTATTTACTAATTAATAGTGAAAATACTGTATATACATTGTGGTATCAAGTTTCTGGTTCTGAGACACAAACTTTAGAAACAGATACATTGGGCACTACTTATATTGAAGTTGATTTTCAAGGCACAACTACAAACGATCAAAGAGCTGTTGCCTTTGCTAACGCAATTTCTGCTAACTCCGATTTTACTGTAGATGTAATTTCCAATGTTGTTGAAATAACCAGCACAGATACTGGAGAAATTGCTGACATTTCAGAAGGTGCCAATGGTGCTGATGCAAATATAGATGTTACAGTAACTCAACAAGGCCAAATTGTACAAGGGCTTTCAGCAAATAGTTTAGTTAAGTTTAGTGTTCCAAATGGAGCAACTACTGATTATTTTTATCAAATATATAGAACTGCAAATGTCACAGTAACACAAGGTTTAACATTAAATGATGTTGACCCAGGTGATGAAATGAAACTGGTATTTGAAGAAGCTCTAACTGAATCTGATATAACCAATGGTAGCATTACAGTAGAAGACATAGTTAGTGAAGACTTTAGAAGTACTAACGTAAATTTATATACAAATCCTATTAGTGGACAAGGAATACTTCAAGCAAATGAAAAGCCTCCTATAGCTAAGGATATTGAACTTTTTAGAAACTCTACATTTTATGCTAATACTAAAACTTCACACAGACTTCAAATAAACTTTCTTTCTGTTGTAGATTTTGTTTCAGGTGTTTCCCAATTTATTATTGGAAACTCTACAACAGCTAGAAGATATACATTTGTTGGACAAAAAGAAATAACTTCAATAACTCCCGACACTAGAACAAATACAACAGCAAGTTCATGGATTATATTAAATTCTGCTAGTAATGAACGCTCTTATTTTTTATGGTTTGACACAACTGGGTCTGACACATTTCCTTCTAATAGTAGTCTAGATGGCTTGCTTGGAATACGTGTAGATCTTAGTAGCTATCCTGATACAATTGCTGGATCGAGAGATGCGATAATTGAAGCATTGTTTGATAGTATAGATTTTGAAGCTGTAGCTGATGGTAATGATGTTCAGATTACTAATACAAATAATGGAAATTGTACTGATGCTGTCTTTGGAAATACCACTCCTGGAGGATCTTGGGCAATAACAATAGATCAACAAGGTGATGGAGAAGATTCTAGTAATAATGAAGTTCTTCTTTCTGGACTAGACTCTGCTGCTCAGGCAATTGACGAAACATCTAGATCTTTAGTATCAATTATAAATCAAGATCCTACTTCAGAAGTAAACGCCTTTTATCTTTCTACTGCAGATAGCCTTCCTGGTATTATTCAATTAGAAGCTAAAGAATTAATAGACAATCCCTTTTATTTAGCGGTTAACGATTTAAGTATACAAAATAAATTTAGTCCAACAATTCCTGTAATTGAAACAAGCATTGGGATAACTTTTTCTTCTGGATCAAATAGTCCAGCTAATATTGAAGCTGCAGGACATGGGTTAGTTACTGGAGATTTGTTATATATATTTTCCCCAGATACTGTTCCTCAAATATTTGGACAATACCCAGTTACTGTAGTAGATACTAATAACTTTACAGTACCAGTTAATATAACAATTGAAGATCCTACAGCAACAGATGTGTTTTATTTCTTTTCTGATGTAGCTTCTGATAATTTAGAAAAACCAAATAGAGTATATTATTCAAAGATTGGACAACCTGAGGCAGTACCTCTTTTAAACTTTATTGATGTTGGCCCAGAAGATCAACCAATTGAGAGAATACTTACATTAAGAGATAATTTATTTGTACTTAAAACTGATGGAATATATCTTATAAACGGATTTTCTGCTCCTAATTTTAATCAAAGGTTATTAGATAACTCTACTAATATTATTGCACCAGATTCTGCAGTAATATTAAACAATCAAATATACTGCTTAACTACTCAAGGTGTTGCAACGGTTACTGAAACTGGAGTTAGTATAATATCTAGAAATATTGAAAACAGAATATTAAATATTATTAATAAAACAGATTTTAGATTAAAAACCTTTAGTATTGCTTATGAAACAGACAAAGCTTTTATAATGTTTGTTCCTGAGTTCCAAAATGATCAAGTTGCAACTCAAGCCTATAGATATAATTATTATGAAGGAACTTGGAGTAGATGGGACGTTTCTGCTAATTGTGGTATTGTTAAAATAAATAACGATAGAATGTATATTGGAGATGGTAATCGGAACTTTTTATTAGAAGAAAGAAAGAATTTAGATAGAACTGACATTTCTGATAGGAATTTTACTTTATCAATTCCAGGTGCAGGAGTTGAAGATAAATCAATAACAGTCTCAAGTGCTCAAAATATTAATATTGGTGATGTTATTCTTCAAAATCAATATATAACTATTGCAATATATAATAGACTTTTAAGAAAACTAGATATAGATACTGGACTAACAGATACTGATTATGAGGCAACTCTTTTGATGGTTCCTGGAGAAGATATTTCTGTAAAAATGAATCAACTAAATAATAAATTAGTTTTAGATGATGATAGTGGCACAATTACTGCAGAGACTTTTTCAGTAAACAGTCAAGAACTTCAAGATGAATTTAATGTTCTTATTGGGAGACTTAATGATGAAAACTGCGACACGTCGTTTAAAGACTATAAAACAAATAACAAAGTTTTTATCTATGAAGCTATTATTGATTCTATTAATTTACCTGTTAATAAAATAACTACAATATTTGCTATACCTTTCTTTTCTGCTGATGTTGAAATATACAAAAAATATAATCAAGAAATAGTATGGGCACCGCAGCATTTTGGAGATCCTTCAATGCTAAAACAGATACGAGAAGCAACTACAGTATTTGATCAAGATAATTTCTATTCTGCAACTGTTGCTTATAGTTCAGACTTATCTCAATCATTTATTGAAATACCATTTTTTGGTAGTGGAACTGGATATTGGGGTTACGGACTTTGGGGAGATCCCAGATCTTATTGGGGTGGTAATGGAAATGATGCACCTTTTAGATCTTTAGTACCAGCTCAAAAGCAAAGATGTAGATATCTTAATTGTAAATTTAAACATTCTAATGCTAGAGATACTTATAGAATTTTAGGCATAACTGCTCATGTAAGAGCACTTAGTACTAGGGCGTATAGGTAATGGCAAGACTATCCAATGTTAGAAGAATTATTGTAGAAGATTTTCCAAAAGAAAACCAGGAAATGATATCTAAAATAGGTAATGTATTAAACTTTTTTATGGAAGAAGTAATTAACATGTCTAATGGAAATGTAGATTATGAAAATTTAAACAAGAATTTAATAACGGTTGAGCTTTCAGTTAATGCTAATGGAGTTCCAGTTAATTCACCTGAAATCCAAACTGGTATTACAAATCCTATAGCTTTAAAAGTAATTAGATCTAGAAATCTAACAAGTCCTACAACTTTTACAAATTCAGAGCCTGTTATACACTATACCGAAAATGGAACTAGTGTTGTTGGAATTAACAAAATAACAGGACTTATACCAAATAATACATATAGCTTAGTTATAGAGGTATATTAACAACTATATATGGGGTTATATATAAATGGCATACATAAATCAAGAAGAAGAAGAACAAAATGTTCCTAGCGTAAATGTACTAGGTAATGTGAATCAAACTGGTTCTCAAACGCCTCAGAATACCCCAAATACAGCCCCTACACCTGCTCCTGTGCCTACCCCTGCCCCAATGCAACAAACACCTCCTGCGCCTTCTGCGCCCCCTGTAGGAACAAATACAGCCCCAGCCCCATCTCCAACGCCTCTAGCAACACCTGCTTCACAACCCCGAGCGACTCAACCTAGAGCGTCTTCTGGTATGTTTACTAATATAAGAAAGTATATTGATGCTAATAGACCTCAAGCTGGTAGAATGGCAGATGCTGCTGCTCAGACTTTTGGAAGAACATCTCAGAATTTACAAAAAGATGTTCAAAATAAGGAAAATATATATCAAACTCAAGCTCAACAAAAACAAGGTTTAATTGAAAACGAAAGACAATTTGCAACAGACATAACTGAAAGAATAGTTGGAACACAAACACCTCAGGCTCCTGCAGAAGGTGAAACAGAACAGCCATTATATCAAGAAGATGAATACGGAAGAGTTAGAGATGTACTAACTGGTAATAAAACTTTTAGTAATTTACAGGCTTTAAACTTAAATAAAGAACAAAATAAATTACAAGAATTAATAAATAAAGCAGATGCTTCTGAAAACTTTCAAGGAAGAACTGCACTACTTAGTGACACATTTGGTAATCAGGGCAGGGCATATACTAGAGGCCAACAAGGACTTGATTCATTAATACTTCAAGGTGATGAAGCTGCAACTAATAGACTTATAAGTGGTGTTCAAGATCAATCGGGTCAAGCCAAGGGTTTAATTGGCGATGCAAGAAGAGATGCATTAAGAACTATGTCACAATATGATACTAGCCGTGGTAATATAAAAGGTGATATATCTAATATAATTAAAGACCAAGGTATTTCCACAGTTAGTAGTCAAGTTGATCAAACTGTTGAAGAACAAATGGCACAGAGACAAGTACTTGCAGATCAACTTGGTGTTAGTGCTCAAGAACTAGATCAGTACTTAACTGAAACTGGACAAGGATTTGATCCTGCTAGCAGAACTAAAAACTACTATGATCAGAAATATATGAGAGGTGGCTATAGTGAAGGTATCTTAGGAGCAGAAGTTGATACATCAGATATTGATCAATTGGCGTTTGATGCTGCTGCTTTTAATAGAGGCTCTTTATTACAAGATACTTGGCTAAACAGTGAAAGAATGAGATCGAGTTTTTATCTTCCTTCATTAAAAGATGCTGCTGCTCAAAAAGGAGAAGGCTTTAAAGATCTATTAACTCAAGGTCGAAATCAAGAAGAAATTGATCAACTTTTAGGAAATGTTTATAATACATATAGTGGAGATGTTTCTGACCAGTACACAGGAAGAGCAGATAGAACTAGAGAAGATTTAGGAACTGCTAATTATTCTCGTGAAAGAGGGTTTGATAATAAAGGCAGGTCAACTAATAGAGTAAAAGGTGTGACAGGGTATAGCGGAGGAAAAGCTGTTACTTCTGGAATTACAGGTGGCGACGAAGCTTTAGATAAACTTACATCATTAAGGCAAGGTGAAGACGTTAGTAGACAAACTGCAGCAACAACTCAAGACATTGCTAGATATAACGCATTACAAAACTTAGTACAAGGTGAAAATCTTGGAGAAAGAGAATTTAAACAGCACATAAATCAAGCTGGTTCTGCACAAAGAGAAACTGAAGATTTACGATCTTTTTATGAAAACTTATTAAGTAGATTAAATACAGCTAGAGGATAATAATAATACAAATGTTTGAAGACTATTTAAAATCTTTAAAAAAAACTAATAGAAAAATACTACACAATGAGTATGGATTTATTACATATGCAATATTTAGTAATGAGTGTAGAATAGAAGATTGCTTTATAGTAGATAAACATAGAAATGATGGGAAGTTTAAAGAAATGTATAATGAAATAGAAAACTATTGTAAAAAATATAACATAAAATATCTTACAACACATTCTACCCTTGACAATAAAAAGTCAATTGAAGTTTCTTGTAGTTTAGGATTTAAAATAAAAGAATATAAAAATAATTACGTATATCTTATTAAGGAGTTATTGTAATGGGTAAACTTATGCAAAGTATTGGATTAGCCGCAGATCCAGATGCTGGTGCAGAAGCTGCTGCAGCTTCTTCTTCCGAAATTCAAAAAGCTGTAGATGAAATAGAAAATTTACAAATACCTGATATAGAAAAACAAAAATTAACATTAAAGCTAATGTCAGAAGCTGGATTTCTTGGTGCAGAACAAATAAGCAAAAGTGAATTTGATGACATTCAAGTTGATCCTGCTTTAAAAGATGCACAAATGCTTGCTTTAGAAGACCTTCGTGAAAGAGGTGAAGTTGGATTAAGTCCTGAAGAAAAAGCACAGTTAAATGAAATGAGAAGAGGGGCTGCTGCAGATGCTCAGTCTCAAAGACAAGATATAATGCAAGGTATGTCAGAAAGAGGTAATTTGGATAGCGGTAATCAATTAGCTATGCAACTTGCTGCACAACAGGGTTCATTTGATAACGCAGCTCAAGCTACTGATAGACTTGCTGCCAGTAACTTTGCTGCAAGAAGAGATGCTTTAGAAAAAGCTTCTAATGTCGCTTCTGGAATAAGAGGACAGGATTATCAACAAGAATCTGATGCTGCAAGAGCAAAGGATATAATAAATCAATTTAATGTACAAAACAGACAAAACGTAGCTGGCACTAACTTAGGTGTCAAACAACAAGATGTTGCAACAAAAAATCAACAACAAACATATAACAAAGGTTTACAACAACAAGAATTTCAAAATAAAATGTCCAAAGGCCAAATGCTTACTAATGCGAGAATGGGAAAAGCTTCTAATTTGCAACAACAAGCTCAAGCTGAGGCCCAAGCTTCTCAAGCAAGTGCTGCTGGTATGAGAACTATGGCAGTAGGCGCCCTTGCTATGTCTGATAAAAATCTTAAAGAAGACATTAAGCCTATAAGAAATATGCTTGATAAATTGACTCCTTACGAGTATGATTATAAAGAAGATAGTGGATTTGATGATGAGAAATCTCACACTGGAGTTATGGCTCAAGATTTAGAAAAAAGTGAACTTGGAAAAGAGTTTGTAGAAAAGAATGAAAATGGAGATAGAATGGTTGATTATGGACAAATGGCATCAACTCTATTAGCTTCAAATGTTGATCTACATAAAAGAATAAAAGAACTTGAAACCCTATTAAAAAAAGGAAGAAAGTAATGTATAATAATTTAAAAAATTCTATGAAAAACCTGGATTTTATGAATAAAGATAAAATGAAATCTGATGCAGAAAAACTTGGTAGATTTGAAAGACCAGAAGATATGGCAATTCTTGGAGCAACTACAGACAAAACCTCAGCAGATATTCAAACTAATGAAGACGCTCAGGCAGTACTTCCTAAAAAGGAAAGTTCTTTTGATTGGGCAAAATTAGCTCAAGTTGCTTCTGATAGTGCAGATGCTTCTGATAAAATAATGTCTAGACCTATTGAAGCTGTACAATACGGAGATGTTGGTAGAGGTGTTGAAATACCTGATGCTATGGCAGCAAAAAGAGCAGCATTAGAAAAGTTTTTAAGGAGATAATATAATGGCAATAGGTGATGAATTCTACAGAAAGCTTAAAGAAGGTAATCCTTTTGAAGAGATAATTGATGAGCAAGACATACCTTTAGCTCCAGGAGTATCTTATGAAGATATTGAAGCCCCATTAAGTGAAGATGCTTCAGCGCAAATTGAAGCTCAAAATATGGCAGATGCTGTTGCTAATGATATAGTTGCTACAGAAAATGTTCCAGTTCAAGAAAGAGAGCAAAGAGAAGATTTACAAGAAGCAGTCATGAAGCCTGGAGTTGTAGAATCAGGAGAAGTAAATCAAGAAGAATTTGATAGAATTAAAGGCAATGCGACACCTCAAGAAGCTTTAATGCAAGAAATTAGATTAGCAAGAGAAACTAGAGACAAAAAATTAGAAGAGGGTCAAACTAGAGACAGATATACAAATTTACTGAATGCTTTAAATGAAGGGTTTTCTAAGATGGATGCTGGTACTGCAATGAAAGCTAGTCGTACTCCAAACATGAAAGCTTTAGAGTCTATGAAATTAGCTCCCGATAATCAAGAACGTGAATTAAAAATTGGAGAATCTAGAATAGATAATTTACTAAAAGAATATAATCTTTTAAATAGAGGCGAACTTTCTGAAAGAGATAGAGCGTATTTAAATATACAAAAGCAAGGTATGGAAAAAGCTGATGAAAGATCTAGATTAAATAGAGAATTAAGAATAGAAGCTCAAAAAGAAAGAGAAGATAAAGAAATTTCAATGCAAAGAAGTAGAGTTTTAAATCAAGCAAGAGGATTATTAAAAGATGATCCTAGATATAAAAAATCTTTAGAGCAAGCCATGGAGTTTGAAGGTGTAGAAGCTTTAATACCAGAAGTTAGGAAAGGCAATCAAGCTGCTTTAGCTGCTCTTGGTACTAAGCTCGCAAGAGCAATGGGAGAAGTCGGAGTCTTAACTGATACTGATGTTGTCCGTTATTTAGGCCAAAAAAGTTGGGGAAGAAAATTAAAGTCTTGGTATGAAGGTGGAGCTAAGGGTAAGCTTCCTGAAGAATCTTTGCAAGAATTGCAAAATAACTTAGGTGAGTTTTCTAAAATACTAGATAGAAACGTAAGTTCAGTTTATAGTAACGCTGGGTCTAGACTTAAAACTGCATTTCCTAAATTAGGAAATAAAGAAGTTCAAGGATTACTTGGTAGAATTCAACCTACAATATCACAAACCGTTACAGATAAAGTGGAAGTAGTTTTACCTAATGGACAAAAAGGTAAAATTGATAAAAATAAAATAGAAGCTTTTAAAAAGAAATATCCTGATGCTCAGGTTATGGAGTAATAATGACAAATGATTTAGATGAATTTGGATTTGAACCTATAGAAGATGAAGCTGATCTTTCTGAGTTTGGATTTGAACTTATAGAGGAAGATCTACCTGAATCTGTAACAGGTGTTCCAAATGTTACCGACATTGAGGCAGAACTTACTTCAGGTAAAGCTAAAGAGTCTACTATACCTATTGATAGAGAAGCGGCATTACTTGGCTTTGGACAAGGTGCATCTTTTGGACTATCACCATTAATATCTGGTGCTGTGGGTGCAGGAACTCAAGCAATAAAAGAAACAGGATTATTAGACACAGATCAAGAAAAAGAAGCTCAAGCTAAAATGGAAGAACTTGGAATTAAAGATACTTCTGAAGCTGGAGTGCTTGAAAATATATTAAAGTCTTATTATGAATCTAGAGATGCTCAGAAAAAAGCAGAATCTGGAGCTTTTGAAGAATCACCAGGATCTTTTATGTTTGGTAACGTAGCTGGTGGAGTAACTACAATGAAGCCTACTAGTGCGTTAGCTGGTAAATTGGCTGGAAATGGAAGCACTGCAGGTAAAATTGCAAGTAAATTACTTCCAACAATTGATGACACTTCAGATTTAAAACTTGCTGCTAAAGTTGGTTCTGGAATAAAAGAAGGAGCTAAAGCAGGAGGACTTGTTGGTTTAGGACAAGGTGAAGGTAGAATTGTTGGAGAACCTGGACAAGTTTTAGAGGAAACTTTAGGTGGAGCAGCAACTGGAGCTGCATTTGGTTTAGCAGCATCAACTTTAGCAAACGCACCTGGAGCAATTGCCTCAAAATTACCTGGAGCTAAATCAATAAAAGCTGGGTATGAATTAGGTAAAAAGGGAATTGATCTAGAAGAAAATTCAGTTAAAGGTGAAATAAAAACATTTTCAGAAGATCTATATAACCAAATTAGAGATACCTTTAGAAAAGGTGGACTTAGTAAAGCAGATGCTTTAGATTTTGCTGATGAAGTTGGTATTAAAGTTAATGCTGGAGAAACTATAGATGATGCTATATCCCAAGTTACTAAGCAAAAATCTCTTACTACAGATTCTGCTAGAGAAAAGCAAAAACTACTTGATGTGTTTAATGAATTAAAAGGTAAAACAATTGGTGATAAAAACATAGAATCTAAATTAACCAATAGAATAATTAAAGATAGAATGGAAGGCAATTTAATGCCAAAAACTCCTGAGCTTCAAAAGGGTGATGTTGCAGGTAAATCTTATTCTCAATATGCAGATAGTGAAATAGAAAAGATATATACAGATATTTCTGATAAATTACCAATAGATCAATTAGATTTAGAAAATGCGTCACTTAGAGATGTAGAAACATTACTTGATGAAATAAATAGATATACAGGAGATTTACAACAAGCTCCAAAATCTACACAGGAAAGATCTGCAAGGCAATTAGCTCAACAACTTAGAGATTTATCCAATAATGCAATTGAAGATTCTTCGGTACTAGGTGATTCCAATAAAGGCGTTGCCTCTATATTTGAAGGATTAAGACGAGGTAAGGTAAAAGGCAATGTACTAACAAATAGCCCTAATCAACAGATTAGACAGGTTGATCAATTAAGGAGCTTAGTACAGGGTTCTGGAGATTCTACTGAAATTAATAGAGAAAGATTTTTTGAATACTTACAAAAAGCTGATCCTGCATTTAAAGAAACCGCTAAGTATTCCGAAATGCTTAATCAAGCTTTAAACATGGCTAAAGCTTCTGATTTAGATAAGTCTACATCTGTTAGATCATTGTTTGGTACTATCCAAGGTGTTACTGGAAAAGTTGGTAATATAGCAGGTACTGGAGTTAGATCTGCAAAAGGTGGGGTCGATAAAGGTGTAAAAAGTTTACTTTTAGGTTATGATAAAATGAAATCAATGACTCCTGAGCAAGCTCAGAATTTAATGACAAAAATAGAACAAAGTGGAAAAGAAGGATATAAGAATTTTCTTAGACCTTTACAAAAGGCATATACAGGTAAAGATTCTACAAAAAGTGCAATACTTTATGGTCTTTACCAACAACCAGCTTTTAGAAAAATGTTAGATGATATTTCGGACACATTTAGTGATGATTAAGGAAACAAGTTGAGGTTAAAATGGCAGACAATCAAAGACTAACTAGAGTTGAAAACAAAGTAGATACAATTAAAGAAGATGTATCTGAACTTAAAACAGAAGTAAGAGTAAGCTTTAGTAAGATAGAAAATAGAATGGACACATTTGGTGCACATGTTGCTCAAGATCAAAAGATAATAAATAAAATAGGCCCACTACTAGATAAACTTCCTGAAATACATCAAATTACAGAAATGTACAGATTTGATCAAATGACTAAAGCAATAAAAAAAGAAAAGTTAAAGTCTTTTTCTAAAAAATTAGGATTAATTTCATTAGGGTTTGGTTTTATAATCACTATATTTAAAATTGCAACATGGTTTCCTAATTTTTCCAATTAATTTACGACAAAAAGATTCACCTAATATTTCACTTAACCTCATAAAATGTGGATCTAAAGCAAAGCATTCATCTTTTGTAATTTTAATATTATAATTATTTGGATCAAATATCAAATGATCTGTAAATAAATCTTGAGCATACTCTAAGTACTCCCATTTTTCTATTTGAATTAAATTATTAATAGTTGACATTGAAAATTTGATATAACTTTTATTTTTAAATTTTAGAATTTTATTAAGTTTTTCATAATCGGACTCTTTAAAGCAGAAATAACTATTAACTTCTACTAAATAAGATGCCTCACTTTCTTGAATTTCAACATCATTTAAATGAATAAATACATTGTTTTGTGTTTTGTAATATCCAGGTTTTATTAATTATCCTCTTCTTTATTATCGTTATCATTTACAATTACATGTTCTAGATCGTATCCTTGTAATCTCTTTAGTGTTTTCTTATCGTACTCTTTTGGGTCGACCTTAACTAGCTTTCCTGTCTTTTTTGTTTGATTGTATAAACATCTATTTCTAGCATTGTTTTCACCATATATTTTTTTCTTTTCTTCTTTAGTTTTATAGAACTCGGGATTCCTTAAATCTGCATTAACAGTTTCTTTATAGAATTGATCTAGCCAATCTTTTTCTTCATTAGTAAGTGCTCTCATTACTTGATTACCTTTAGAGTCTTTTACTCCATTTATATAATCAGGTTCAATATAATCCCTTCTTGCTTTTAGATTATAGTCTTTTCTAAGATTAGGCCACTTAACTTTACTTCTTTTTGACTTTTTTGTTTTGGTAGGTTTTTTCATAATAATTAGCTTCTTCCATTCCCTTTCTACTTGTATCAAAAGTATCTGAGTCTAATAAATAATATCTTTGTTTTCCAGTTCTTTTTTGTTTAAACATTTTATTAAATTCTCTAAAAAATACAATCTTGTTTGTTTTATGGGGAGGCTGCATTCCTTCCCACTTTACTCTGTAATAGTAAAATATCATATAATTAGGGATAAGTTCTATCCCTGGTTTTATATGCATTTGATTTATGAATTTTTGAACACTAGGAACTTTTATATCTGAGATTTCCTCTTCTTTAGAAAGCTCTGATTTTTCTTTTTCCTTTTTTGCATTATTTGCAAGTTCAATTAATTCCTGTAAACTAGGTTCTTTAATCATAATGTAAAAGTTATATCTTGTTTTTCTTTTTTATAAAGATCAAGAATCCTAGACATTGGTATAGTTTTTGTTTTATTTTTAACAGAAATTGGATATCTGATTAACGGACAATTAGAAAACTCTAGGTTTAAGTTTCCAAATGTTGTTCTCATTTGTTGTACTCTAGTACCTTTTAGGGAAGATCCACATGTAACATCCGCAACTTCATCAGCATGGCCTTTATCTACAGATTCTTGTCCTACTAACCAAAGTTCATCTCTAATTGAGTTTTTGTATTTACTTAGGGTTTTACCTACTCTTTTTGCTGCATTTTTATCTAGTAAATTTACAATCTTTTTTACATAGTTTAACCTAACTTCAACTTCACCTTCAATTTGTCCTGATAGTCCACCAATAGAAGCTCTGTGACTCATTAGTTCTCCAGAGTTGGTAATATATCTTGTGTTTAAACTTTGTACTACATGGTATCCCATACTTGCTGCAAATAGAGTTATAGTGTGTACTTCTCTGTCTAATGCTTTAATAAAGTCAATTAAAGAGTTGCCTGCAGTAACGCTACCACCTGGAGTGTTTAGCACTAAATACAAAGGTAGTCCTTTTTCTAAGTTTGAGTTTTTTTCTAGAATTTCTGACTGTATTTTAGAAATATAACTCATGCTAAATTTTTGATTAAAACTTATAGTATTACTTGCTTCTAGAATAATCTTAGTTCTAGATTTTGCAAATAAGGAAGTTGATGATAATATCAATAACATTAAAACTAATACATACTTTTTCATTTTTTCTCCGTATATTTTATATTGTTAGTACTATACTAACATAATCTTATTTGGTCGTCAATACCTTTATTAAACCTGTCTAAAATTAATTCTTAACCTTTACTTTAATATAAACTCCTATCCAAACAAAATGACCTAAATCGTCAACATAGGAATTTAAGTTTAAAGCATCAACAACTTCTGCTGCCCAAGTTCCACTACCTTGACTCCATATTGCAACATTTATTTCCTCTAATTTGCACTTTTTTAAATAGCTAATAACTTTTTTTTAGCAAATGTCTACCACCACATCTATTTTACTAATAGGATGTCATTCAACTAATACATCATCTACATCAAAATATACTGTAGGTTTATCATTTACGACGAAGGGTATTTCTTTTTTCATTTTCTATATCCGTTTTTTCTTTGTGACAGAAATTACACAAGATTTGATACCCATTTTTTGGCACAAAGAGTCTTTTAATATAATCATCCCAATTCCAAACCCAATCTTTTTCAATCGGTACAATCGTGGTTATATGGTCGGCCTGAGGTTTTTCTTTCTTTACTGTTATATCTGGGTATTTATGTATATACTTTTTATAGTTAGATTCACTCTTGCCTTCGTACAAATAACAGCAACATATCTCACATTGATATAAAGCCTTATCCACTTTAGCTTCATTTAATGCATCAGCTTTAGGTTTCCATTCTCGACTTAACCTTCTTAACGCACTAATTATTTTTCCTCTAAATTTAGGTTCCATTTTTAATAACTTCTCTATGATCGCAATACTTACAAAGTACTATTTCACCAAAGGGTACTCCCCTTCTGTATGATCCTTTCTTTTTACAATAAGGACATATATCTTTATTAGCTACAATTTCTTCAACACTTCTGTCATCAACTGTTTCACTTAAATAATTAATAGTTTCTTCAAATGCTACCTCTAATGTTCGTATTTCACTTATTAGTTTTCTGTTTTGTTTTTCTAGCTTTTTAAGCTGATTTTTTAATTTTGTTATATTTTCAATTTTCTCATTACTAATATTATCTTCTGCCTTTTTTTTTCTAGACATAAAACCCTTTGTGCGAATTGTTTAGTAGGACTTTCCTCCATCTTTTTTTCTATTCTCTATTTTATGATCTGCTCTATTTTTATTGTATTCAAGCTTTTCTTCAATTGCTCCTCCTAAATCTAAATTATGTTTTCCTGCAATGTCAAATATTCTAATAAAAACATCAGCAAGTTCAACTTCAAACATACTTCTGTTAGGTAGCTTATCATCCATTAAACTTTTTCTGTGACCTTCCATAGCTTCACTAATTTCACTATGTACTAAGCAAAGAAGTTCTCCTACATTCCGATCTAAAGGTTCTCCTGTTTCTAAATCAGTCCACCATCCAGCTTTTACATTATTTTGGTAAATGTGTTTAGCAAGATCATTCATGTAAATACCTGCTACAGAGATTGCATGTTTATTCATCTTCTTTTACCTCAATTCCAAACATTTCTAATATTCTTTTGTTTTTCTTTTTAACTAAATCCAAAACTTCATTGACTGAAACTTTCTTCACAAGATACTTAGCCATCTTAGGTATATCTTCTTCTTTTGCTAAAGAATTTTCATCAGCTCTAATCTCTTGTTCACATTTAGTCAACTGTTCTTGATAATATGTATCTCTAACATTATATAAATCTTTTCTATACTCAGGATGTACCGCTATGTTTTTAGTTAAGCTTTTTGTTTCTTTACCGCTAATTAGACATTTCATTTAATACTCCGTTTCTATAATTTTATTAATGAATGAAATTGCTTTTAATAAATCTTCTTTTCCATTCTTATTTTTATACCTAGTTACATATTTAATCGCCGATCCCTGTAGGAAGCTCATATCATGAGAGATAATATAATCCCAACATTCAATACCTTGGGTATAATGTTTAGGATTATTAATAATCTCCATATCAATTTCAGACTCTTCTACTTCTACTTCTACTTCTACTTCAGCTTCTGGAACTCCAATGTGATCTAGAAAGCTTTCATCAATAGCACTAAAAAACTCAGGAGATGGTTGATCTACAATATCGAGCCTTTTTCCTTTTTTCTTCTCTTTAATGTTCTTTATATGCTCATACTTAACTGTTTGTATAGTACTACCAAAGTCTACTAAATACAGATCATTCAAATCGTCATATTTAACTACAAGTCCCTCAAGGCCCATAGGTAGTCCGTATTTTTTTAGCTCAGGAACCGAAACATAGACTTTATCTTCTTTAATCTTAAATTTCGATTTTTTCTTTCTTGTCTTTTTCTTCTTATTTTGTGTCATAAAAAAACCGTTCTTCTATTTTGTCTGCTAAACCTAAATCTATACAATCCTGTGGATATAATATCGTATCATGCTCTAATATCTTTGTCAACTGACTTTTAGTGTATTTAGGTTGTTTTTCTCTAATCTTTTCCAGGTAGGTATCGTACATCCATTTACCTACTTTTCCACTATGCTTATCCCATCGAGCTTTAGCAGTAGGGTGCAGCTCTGCAGATCCGTCAGTACCTTTGTGTACCATCATATAAGAGTTAGGTGACATTAAACGCTCGTCACAAGCCTGTAGAAGCAAACTAGCACTACTATGTACTGAACCATATACCAATGCTCTAACGTGGTTCCTACAGCCTCTCACAAGGTCAAAAATGGCCATTAATGTTTCTACTTCACCACCTTCTGAATTAATGAAAATATTGATGTTTCCTGTACTAGAATCTAGAGCATGTAGGTTTTTTAAGCATTTCTCGTAAAGCTCAATATTAAACTCACCAGTAACGTCAATGCTTCTGGTAGGAAGATATATTCCATTATCATGAAAAGAACCTAAATGCTCTTGTAACTTTTTTGACATATTAGAATTTACCCTTAAATGGTTTAATTAATTTATCTAATTTTGAGTCATTATCTGCAGTGTTTAATCGTACAAACCTAACGTCTCCTACTGGATGTTCCTGAGTCACTTCTAGTAGTTGCTGAGTTGGTTGAGATTTAATTATACCAATGCTTTGAGCAAATCCGTCAACCCCAGACATACAACCATTAACTAACATATGAGTTCCGTTATTGAGAGTCTGGAATGTAGCAACATGAACATGTCCTAGCATCACAACATCAATGGGGCCAATGCCATCTTTTAGATCATTTATCTTATTTTTAATATTCTCACTTGAAATTGTTTTTCCTACAATACCTGGGTTAATTACTGTATCACCATGAGCAATAAAGAACTTGTGTCCTAATATTGTAATATAAGCATATGGAGTCACTGGTATTTCAAATTGTACATTCTTATGTTCTTTAAGTGCATGTTTTAAAGCAACGTGAATTATTGTATGAAATCCGTCCCATTTCTGAGAACTTTGTCTACCTTTATTATCTTTGTGCATAAATCTTAAATGATTACCAGTGGTCATTACTACTCTAACGGATTTAAACTCTGCAGAAAGTAGTGATATTGCCTGAGTCATTAAATGAAGTATTGCAGCAAATTGTGTAGTCATTGGTACAGTACTTTCTGGGTTATGGATAATTCCTTGTCCTAAGTCGCCATTACATACTAGCACTAGTTCTGTATTTTTTCTATGCTCTTTTTTGTACTCTATAGTTTCTTTAACAAAGAATGCAAGCCTTCTAGCTTCTTCAACTGAAGTGTATTGATTTGCTCCACCAAGTTCTTCGCTATCAATCATTGCTTGAAAGTGTGTGTCAGATAGATGCATAACAACTGCTCTATTTGTTTTTGATTTAGGTTTATTTTTGTATTTTGACTTATAAACTTTTAATGGATTTTGTTTTAATACTAATTTAAAAGAACTTAAAAAATCATCTCTTTCATCTAAATAGTCTAGAATTGCCCTATTTTCTTTTGCTGTAAGATTTTTGCTTTTTCTTGCAGAATGTGATTTTCTAATATTTGAAATTAAAACTTCTGGTGCTCCATCAAAATCATTTGCATATTTTCTATAAGCATGTTCTAATGCATTTACAGTTTTCTTTTGTTCAAACTTATCGTTAAATTCTTCTCTAATTTCCTCCCAAGTTAATTTACCATCTTGTTTAGATTTATAAAGGAATTCAATCTGTTTGTCTGTGTATGCCATTCTATTTCTCCTGCAAAGTTAGAGTAATCCCTAACCCTAGTATTTTTATTTGTAAATAAAATATATTACTATTTCCGTACCATAGCTGAAATTTAGTGTCTGCTTCTGCAGAAAATATATTACATTTAGTTAAAGGTGAATATGTCTTGTATATCCAAGGAAAATGTATGTAATATCCTAAAAAGTAATTTTTTCCTGTCTTCTCATAAAGTTTCATAATTCTCTTTAGTTTAAAACGACTAGCAGTCACCTAACCACTAGAGTGTCTATAGTCAGAGTAGTATCAGACATAGACTTTGTATCAACAATTACTACCTAGTTGTTCTGGCAGGTTACGCCTTTTAATTTATTTAGTTGCCTGTATTGCAGCATATGCCGCTAAAGAAGTTGCTAGAACTCCTAATACAAAAAATCCAGTATTACTCCAGGCTCTTTTACTTCTTTCTTTTTTTACAAGATTTCTATAGTTTTCAGTTTCTTCTTTATAGAAATTAATGCGATTTTGATTCACTTCGTTTAAATCTTCTAGAGTAATCTTTTGAGTTTCTAATGATTTTTTTTGTTCATTAATAAGTCTAAATTCTTTCATTTGAGATGGATTAACTAAAGCTCCAGAAAAAGGGGCTAAATCACCTTTTGATAACTCTACAATATTTTGACAAAAAGCTGAGTTAATCATTAATGTTAAAAGTAATACAAATTTAATCATTTTTATTCCAATAATCTATTTCATCTTTTATATTCTTATCTTCTACTTGATCTGGAAACTTATCTTCTAGCTGCTTTAATTCTGTCTCTAGTTTTTCTGCTTCTTTATTGTATCTAAACAATGCTTCTTTGTCAACCTTATTCTGACTAAATAGTGAAAATATCCATTTAAAAAATGCTATCATTATAACCCCAATGACCCTGAATTAGAATCAAATGATTTATTAAATTTCTTTGAGTGTTCTTTAATTTCTTTAACAACTTCGGCAATGCTTTTGTTATTTAATTGAGATCTAATAATTATCTCTTTTAAATGGGCAATACTAAAATCATTACAACTTTTAGACTTAGTACATAGCTCTTCTTCTTCAGTTAAATTTCTTTTAGAAATAAACTTAAGAAGTCCCACTCTTTCTTCTGCAGAAGGATAGCCAATTTCAATCATTTTATCAAATCTTCCTGGTCTGTTTGCAAGGTTTTTTGGTAAGTTTGCAGCGTAGTTAGTTGTTGCAATAATAAAAGTTGGAACATTAAAGTTAATACCAATACCATCTAGTAGGTTTAGTAATGAGCGATCTACTGATCTAGGGCCATAATGGGACTCTCGCTCTGATCCAATGTCTTCAATAATTAGTATTAGTCTTGTGCATTTTTTTGTAAATATCGAACCAGAGCTTAGAAAGTCTAAAACGTCAGAAGACTCCACTACAGCAGAGTTCCAATTTATTACAACAGTACCATTGTCTTCTTTAAGAAACTTTTTACATACTTTAGTAATTCCTGAGCTTTTTCCTGTGCCAGGTTCCCCATATAAAAGTAATGCTCTTTTTTTCTCAATTTCTAATTTTTCATATACATCTAATTTAGAAAAGAACAAACCTGCTTCATTTAAAATGGAGCTAGTATTATCAATACTCTCTAGCAGATCTTGATTTTTTAAAGTAAAATCATCAAGTACTAATCCCATCTGAGTTGGGACAAAATTAAAACATCCTGGTTTAATCTGAGTTTTCTTTCTTTTTTTATCTTTGTCTTCTTTTAATTCAAATTGAATTAAATGTGTATCAGTTTGAATGCATAAATCTGAAACAGAAAGTTTCTTAACAGTATTATCTTCTAGATCTTCTAGTTTTATAATGTCTTTTGTTGAAAAATATTCTTTTTTCATTTTAATCCTTTAGTCTAAAAGTATATTATGTTCATTGTTTTTATAAAATTTATAAGATTTTTTGTTTATGTCATTATCAAAATGCAGTAAACAATATTCTTTATTTTGGTTACAATTATATTCATCATGAATTTTGAAAATTTGTTTTTGTAAAGATCTATTATCGTATTTAGATAAGTTTTCTAGATTTAATAATTTATTTTTGTAACTCATAATTTTAAGGCCTTGGCATGGTTCCCTTTATTATGATACTTAATAAATTGGTCTAAGTCAAGGACTTTCTTAAATATTTCTACAGTATTATAGCATCTTTTAACATAATGCCACTCATCTTCACTATTTTCCCAATTCTCGACTAATTTAAGTATTTTATTATCTACCATCTTAGTAGTGCCGTCTTTATAATACTGAACTTCACCTTTAGATATCTTTGGTATTTGACCATCAATTGAATAAAACATAAACTTTTTGTCACCCTCTTGGTATTCTTCATCCTCTAGTGCGTCTAGTACTTTCTGCTCATTTACTCGGCTAGGGTTTAGCACAGATTTTGTTATATTCTTTTTAACCGCCCATCTTCTTATATCAGTTATATTTAATGCTTCTTTTACATATAATTCAAATATTTCAATTTGATTAGTCTCTTTGTTTAGTAAACTTTGTATAAGCTTATCAATCATTTCTTGTAATGCTGGTTCTTTTTTTGAATCAGTAATGGCGCTGCCTTTTTTAGATATCTTATCACCTTCTACTAGTACATAGTTTTTGGCTTTAAGTACTAAGAATTTATCAAAAATCCCATCATCTTCATATTCAATCATGTCAGGTAAAAGTGAATTTATTTCATATATTAAAGATTGTTGTTCTTCTTTAGTAAATATAGAGCCATCTGGTTTTTTAAATGAAACAGCATCTGTGTCACTATTAGTAATATAAAAATTATGATTATTCATCTATTATTCCTTCATATATAAAATCTTTTTCATCATTATACTCTTGCCACCAATATTTAATATTTTTACCTGATGCCCATTTTATTGTTTTTTTAATAATTTGTCTACCTATTCCAGTAATTTTATCTGCAATAGAAAAATCATTAAAATTTAGTCCAGGAGTTCCACATAGACCATAGAGGCTGTTAATTAGAATTTTTTGTGAAGCTTGCATATCATCGTAATATTTATCGTTTGTTTCTTTATATTTATCTTTATTATAAAATCTTTGTTCAGTAAAATAATTTGCCATTTCTAAATAATATTTTTTAGGATCTTTTTTATTTGAATAAAGTTTGTATGCCCTTATGATAGAAGGATACATAGATTTAATATCAATTTTAAAAACATTTTCATGCAGCCCTGGTACACCAAAAGATATACCCCCACTAACCTTACTAAGTTCTTCTGTTTTAGGAATACTATGATCTTGCTGTAAGTACCCTCTAACTAAGATTGCATTAAGCCAAGAGCCAGAAGCAGAACATATAATAGTTTGAAAAGATTTAGGAATACTTTGAGTCATATAAAAAAATGAAGGAGCTTGTTTATCAAATAATGCCAAAGAATCATCTGCATCATGCATACCGTATTTAATAATTAACTCACGTTTTTTAAGATCTTTCCAATCTTCTCTAATTTTAGAAGCATCATAAAACTGCCTATCTTTTTTTATTAGACCTTCGTACTCAATGATTTCTTTTAGTTTCCAAGAAGGGTAGTTTCTTCCTATATCATATTTTACTGAAGAGAACATAGTATCAAAAACAATTCTACCATGTATAAAACATTTTTTATATTTCCAAGATTGACTTCCATCAACCCTATAGTTTGATTCATAGTCATTAAACATTATTTCACTACCATCTCTACCTAAGTGTAAAGATATGCCTTCATTTTGTGCAACATGATTCATAAAATCAAAATCATATCCAAAAATGTTATGACCTAATATAATATCTGGATCAATCTCTCTAACGTATTTACACCAATCTAATAACATTTTTCCCATAGATTTATAATGATCTTCTCTAAATTGTCTTCTCTCTATTTTACCATTTATTCTAGAAGTGTTTGTTATAAGATAAACTTTGGAGTTATTATCTCTTGCCAATCCTGAAGCTTCAATATCAAAAGATAATAAAGAAAGTTGATCAATTGTCATACCTTTAAATAAAGTAATTCCATAGTAAATCATTGCAGATTCTACTTCATCGTATACTCGGTATATATCGCATCTTTTTTTATTTATATAATAAAACTTATCATAGCTTTCTTTAGATTTAAATGTTGTAATAAATTTGTAATGTAAATCACCTTTTAGATTTTTAGATCCTTTATAAACTTTCCTATTTGTTAAAACCCAATATACAAAAGGTCGTTCCTCAATAGTTCCGTCTTTAAAAAATAATATAACTTTTTGATCAAACATTTCTACAGCAACTACATTTTCAGTTTTATCCTTACCAAATATTAAATCATTTGAATATTTACTTTTAGATTTATTAAAATCATTTATATATTTTTGAAAAGGAGTGTCTAATTCAAATTCAAATTCTTTAGTTTTTATTTTATTGCCATCAATATTATATTCAATACTATCTTCTAGTATATAAGATTTCATCTCATTAAATGAAACTTGATCTTTAATAAAATACTGCTCTACCATTTAAGCTTCCCATCCTGATTCAATGTAATATAATGTATATAATGTTTCTAATGGTTCTTGCCATCTAGGATCTATTTCCCCACTTAATGCAAACTCTAATGAAATAGAGTTTAAGTCTTCATTATATTCACCACAAAAGTATAAACACTCTTCTAAAAGTATTTCTAGATTCATTGATTTTATTTCTAATTTTAAGCTATCTAATTCAAATTCAATATCTGAATAACTAAATATTTGATTATTCATCACATCCTTTTTTTATTTCATCTAAATAATATTCAAAATTATAAGTTAAACAACCAACATTAAGTAAAGATTTATTAAGCAAACTTTTATGACATCCATTAGGCATTATTTCATTAAGATGACCCTTGTTACAAACACAGTGTGCCATTTCATGATATACTAAAGCAACTCTTTCTTTAAAACCCATTAAATCCCATTCACTTTTCTTTAAATCTATTTCTTTTCCAAATATTGTAAAAAAAGGCTGATTGCATTGTCCAACTACTAAAGGATTTTTAAAATAAGTGTCGCTAACAAATCCTATTGTAATAGAGTTTTCTAATCTAAAGTGTTTTGGAGAGTTTAAATATATATAATCTAAAACTATTTGTATTTCCTTGTCTGTAACTTGGCCGTGGTTTCTAGTATATTTTATATCAGAACATGCAAAAATGCAAGCTAAAATTAATATAATTACAAACACTCGAATTTTTAGTTTCATGACTTCCTCCAAATGTAAAGTATTTTCCTTTATATTTTTTCTCTAGTTCCATACATTGTTATCCTCTTTTATAATTTATTAATAACTGCTTTTAACTCTACCTCAGCCTCAGAAGAATCTGCTTTACTAAGATTAAGCTTAAGAGTATTATTGACTGTAACCAAATCATCCGATTGGTAACCTAAATCACAATTAACTAGCTCATAAGTTTTCGATCTTTTAATTTGACTTTGATTACCTGATTGACAAGGCTTATTTAATGAAGAACCAGGATTATACCTACAAACAATGCTACTATCTATAATCAATTGAGCAGCTTTATCTGTACTACCATCGTTACTACCGCATCCTTTAGTTACATACAGTTTTTTTGGAATAAAAATAGATCCCACAAAATTAACTTTTTGAGGTAAAAATTCACTAGGGTTATGTTTTTTAACAGCAGTAAGAGTTACTACAGCATCCACCCCATCACTACCGATAGAACCATTACTACCCCTGTCTCCTTTAAATTCACCACATGTTATAACAACCAATGCTAACAAAATTACTAATACTTTTTTATTCTTTGATAATATATTGCCATCAATCCCATTAAAAATCGTCATAACTACTTTCTTCATCTTTTTTGTTTTTTCTTAAATTTCTTAATTCTTGCCTTTCTATATCTTCTAATGTTCCAATTTTACCAGTTAATCCATTCCAAGAGCAATCAATTTGAGAAAGTTTACCCATTCTATTTTTAATTACTGCAAAACTTAAATAATTATCATTTTCAGTATCTTTAGGGTTAAAACCATCTCTCCATAATGATATTACAATAGAGCAAGCTTGAGCAACTGTTGCTGCACCTTTAATTGCAGTGTATGTTGTAATCTCTTTACTGGGGTCTCCGACTCTTTTAGGAGGTTGAAGTAGTAATAGTACACAAATATCTAAATCTGTTGCCAGGTCTTTTAATTGTTGAGAGATCATTGATATTTTAGCATTGGGATCAGATATACTAGCATTGATACATTCAAGGTAATCAATTACTGCAATCTTTATCTTCTCGCCACTTCTCTCTTGTTCTCTTTCAATGTTTCTTTTAATATCTTCTACAGTTAATGCAGTTTTAAAACAAAAGTGAACATTCTTATACTGTTCATTTATTTTATCTGCAATTTTAGAACTCTGTTTTTCATCTTTATTTTTAAATATTTCAAAGAGATCATCACTATCAAATCCAGTTACTTTTTGAGCAAGCCGTTGAAGTACTAAAGGTGAACCCATGTCCATTGAAAAGAATGCAACTTTTTGATTAGATTTTGAAGCATTTTTCATTACTTCAAATGCCACACTCGATTTCCCAGAACTTGGTGCTCCCAGTAACCCCACTAACATACTAGTAGTAAGTCTTAATGACTTTTCGTTATCAAGTGGTACAATTCCAGTTTTTATAGTATTCTGGTCGATGTTTTCTGCAAATTTTTTAAAAGAGGTAAATACATCATTTGAGTTTTTAAAACTATCTTCAGTATTAGATTCTTCCTGTCTTGGTATTCCTAGTCCTAGTAAATACGATTTAATATCATCTGGAAAATTATCCTCAGCATATGTTCCACCTTCCCAAAGCTCTGAATACACTTGATCTAGTACATTCCTTTTTAGCTCAGATTCATTATATTCTTTATCATTAAACCTTGCTATTTGAAGCTCTATAGCACCTTTAAGCATTCCTTTAGTAACTTCTAATGGCATTCCTTGTGATTTAAATGTAGAAGCTAGTATCATTAATGCATGACTTCTACTCTTTGGTGGAAAATAGCCGTTTAAAAGTGCATATTTCCAATATGAGAGACCTTTTGGTCTGTTAGTAAGGTTTAGGTCAAGCTTAGCATTAAGTAGCTTAGAATCGATTTTAGGGCTATCTACAGGGCTATTATCTTCAGGCTTAATATTCTTTAAGGTTTTAGGAAGTTTTGCTATATTTTTATTAATCTCAGGTATATAGTATTCAGATGCTATTTCTGCAATTTGATCTACATTTAAATCTGTTAATTCATGATATTGTATTGGAGTTTTATATAGTCCAGTTTTGTTGTGCTTAGTGTGAGGTAGTCTGAAAATTCTAGCAGCATTATAAACTTTAGTGTCAAATGTTTTCAAATCTCCAGCAATATATTTAGCTATAGTTTTGACTTTTTCTGGAGTCATTTCAGTATCTGTGTTCATCTCTATTGAAAATCCTTTACATCCAGAAAATGTAATGGTCATATCTTCAATATTAATTCCGTGCTTTTGAAGTCTTTTTACTGTCTTTATGGTATCAGTTTGTGCTAAGGGTATATTATCTTCACTATCAAAATCAAATACTAATTTTTTAGTTATAACATCAGTGATTCCACCTATGCCTCGTTTTCTTGAATAAGTATTACCGTTTTTAGAAGTTACTTCGATGTCTTCGTAAAATTGATTTTTTTGTTCTTCATTATACAAATAAATTGATGAATAGTAGTCTTTATTATTATCTTTTATATGATCGTAAATATCTTCATTTTCAGGAATTAATTTCCCAACAGCATTAAGCGTTTCACATATCCTCATGTACATTTTATTCTCCTTCACTAGTTTCCTCTTCAATTTGTTCAATTAAAGTTACCACACCTCTACCGTACTTATCTAAAACACTCTGAAAATCTTTGTGTTTTTCTATTATCTCTTTGTCTTCATTTAATATTATTCTATATAGATTCATACCCAACTACCTTATCATATCCATAGAATTTTTTCAATTCTTTTATCTTATCTTTTAATTCTTTTTTTTCTCCAAACTCTTCCATACAATAATGTAGTGCTGCAATTAAAGGACAAGATAGAAGAACGCAAAATAAACTAAGACCGTCTAATCCTTCTTTTTCGTAAGCTTTTATAGCAGGGTCTTTACATATTCTATATTCATTTATATTTACATTCATTGTTTTTGTTTATCCCATTAAAAAAAATGGGAGGCCCCCAGAACGGAGGCCCCCATAAAAACGAGGAGGAGGTGTAGTTTGCCCTAGACTACTTATCAGGAGCAATCGTTAACTCATATTTAACAAAATCAGGAATAGCTTCTACTTTTGAATTAAATTCTGCTTCATCAATAACGCCTTTTTCTAACATTCTTTCAAATTTAGTAACAGGGCTGCTAACATTAATGTAGCGATTTTTTACGGCATTCCCATTAACATTTAGTACTTCTACTTGATCATTTAGTTTAATGTAAAATCCACCATCTTTCTTTTTAATAATTGCTCCAAAATTAATCCAATTTTTGTTTGACATCTTGTTTTTCCTTTTGTTCTTGGTTTAAATATTCAACAGTCATACCGACCATATCTTGTTTTATTTTAGCTCCTAGTTTAAATACTGAAAGCTCTTCTTCATTTGCCAGCTTAACATTTTGTTCTACTGGGTATTCAGTTAAAGCTAGTAGCACTCTAGATAGCTGTTTCTTTTTTAAAGACTTAACTTCTTTTCTAAAAACTTGTAAATCTTCTGAAACACTTTTTGAAAGTGACTCAAATCTTACAGTAGGAGTTGTTTGTTTATTAGAACTCATCGTTTGTTTCCTTTTTCTTTCTTCTAAAGTTTGTTTTCTTTTGTGGTGTAGATTCTGACTGAGCAGATTCTTCAGATTTTGTATCAACTGTTTTTCTTTTGTATTCAGTTGATATTTCTTTTTTACTCGCATTAGAACCTTGACTACTAGCATCTGTATCTTCTGAAGACATCCCTAAAATTGCTTGATATGTATAGCGTCTTAAATATGAAATAGCAGCTCCAGATTTTTGGGCTAAATTAACACTTTTCATTTCAGGTAAAGGAAGCGTTGCTACTGATTTAAAAAATTCACCACTTGCATGTGATAAAATAGTAGTAACTTCTACTTGCTCTGAATTTGTATTTCCGATCAACTGAGTTACTGCTAGTTCATTTTTGAAAAGAACAGGTTTTGCTGTATTAATTACTGAAGCTAAGTCTGAATAATTATATCCATACCCATTAGTATCTTTTTTTGCACTTTCTAGCTCACCTTGAGCTTTAGATAGTGCTTGAGAAATTTTCCCAATTGTATTTGACATTTGTGAATTTGTGTTTAATGGTGCTCCTAATCTAACATCGGATAATGCATGTCCATTTCCGTTTTTATATCCATTTGACGCTTCACCTATTGATAAACTCACTATTCTTCTCCTTCGTTTTCTAGTTTTAGTTCTTCCTCACTAATATCATACCTCTTAATCAAAACTTTTTCAAGTCTTTTCCTTAGTTTTATTAAACTATTTTTTTCTGGATCTTTTGCACCCATTTGATTTAGCTTACTAAGAAGTCCTTTACTTTGATTAAAAGCACTTAGCTCTGTTTCAATCATAGGAACTCTTTCTTTTACTTCAGTAATAAATTCTGGTAAATCTAGTTTAGCATCAATCTCTAGTTTTTTTGCTAACTTTCTTTGAAATTGACCTCTAAAAGAATCTAAACTTTTATATTCTTCACTGTCTAGTTTTCCTAGAACCATTAATAGATTTAGTTTTGTAAGTAAATCTTGATGTTTTGCATTTAATAATTCTGGACTCATTTTTTGTACTCCTAGGTTAATACTTTGTTTGTAATATAATTTAATGCTTCTTTTTTAAATTGGTATGCTACCATATGAGGTACATTTGGTTCTACCTTAATTGTGTCATGTACTACAGCAGCTCCAGATTCTATGTTATATTTTATAATAACTAATCTAAAATCATTTGCACCCATTTTGGTTACAGAAAATGCCAATTCTTCCATATCTTTTGAAGCTTCTGTATTATCTTTTTTATTCTTTTTGTAAGTACTGAGTTCTTTTTTTAGCTCATCAACTTGATCCATTAGTTGTTTTTTTGTTTTACTACTATCTGCCATCTTGTTTCTCCTCTATCTTCATTTTATTTATACAATCCATTCCTGATATTATAATACCAATAAAAACTGGTAGTGTCAACAATAAATACGAGGTTTCGCTATTTTTTATAAAATCTTTTGCACAAATTAGTAACATTAGCATATTTATACAAAGTAATCTAAATCTTTTATTTTTTAGATTTTTCATTTAAATTCACCAATCCTTTCATATCATCACTCCCCCTACATAAATCAAAATAGGGACATCTTTGTCCATACTGGAAACAACCACTATCAAAGTTTTTTTCAAACTCATTATTATTAATACCCTTTAGTACTGAGTCTATTTCATAAAATACTGAATCAAATACTTCTTCTTTAATTTTATCTCTGATAATACTAATTCTAACTCTAGGCTCTCTTTTTCTAATATTCTTTTCTGCTACAATATAAGCAGCATCTTCTATTTCTAAATATTCACAATAACTTGCTAGTTGCTCACTAGTACTAACAGAGTCTTCTTTATAAGATTTAGATGATGTCTTGTTATCTAAAACAACTTTAACATTGGGCGCATCTTTAAATGATACCACCGCATCAATAAATCCAATATAAGTATCTCCAGTTTCATTTGGAAGCTTAACAGGAACTTGCACTCCATAAACTTTGTGAATTTCTGGAAGAACAAGTTCTCTGTAAGCTTGTACTAGCATTATACCTTTCCTCTTTAGAGAAAGCCAGCACATATAGTTAAATAGTAACAGATCTTCGCCTTTAAGTAAACCTTTTCTTTTTAAATCTTTTGCTTCTTCAAAAAATGCAAAAACATCTTCTACTTCATATTTTTTGTTTAATTTTTTTAAATCTTCATCTAATAGTATATCTTTATCAAAATCAGTATTACTATAAGTAACAAGTGGACTTGATTTTAATTCTAAATCTTGTTTATTATACCTAAATGTTTTAAAATTATCTAAAAATACCTTTTCACCTTCATCTTTATTACCTTCTACAGAAAGAAGTAAGTTATTAAAAGCCTCATCACAAGCATTACCAAAAAACAAGGGAGAACCTACAAATGTTGATCTAATCTTTTCCTGGTAATGTAATTTCCATTGTTCAGAACAAAATAGATATTTTTGTGTTTGTGTATAACTTAACTTCATTTTGTTTCCCTTTTAATTTCTTCTATAATCTTTTTAATCAATTCATCATTAGGAATTGTTTGCTCTTTTTTTTTATCTATAAGAATTATATTACTCATAATGTTTGATAAAAGTTTTTTTATTTCACCTTGAGTTAACATTTTATTCATTTTATCCTTGATTCCATGGTTTATTTGGACTTCCTGGTACTATACTTAATAAAGAGTTTTCAGGGTTTATACTTTTAGGTTCATATTCATAAATTGAATCCTTTTGTTTATTTAAAAATGCATACATATCATCATCTAGATGTTTTAGTGTTCTATAGTGTACATGAAATCCACAATGAATGCAACAATTATTTTCATCTTCTTCTACTATTCTATATTTTGAACTACAAGCTAAAGTTGCAGCACCTTTATTTGTGTTTTTCTGGTTCTTTCTGTTTCTACCTTTAGGTTTACAGTTACACATTGAATAGTATTTTCTTCCCATTATTTATTTTACCACTTTTGTTTTAGTTTATCAACTTTAAACTTTGTTTCCATTTTTATCAGTTTCTTTTTTACAAGTTTTACATACCCAAAATTCAAGGCCACCTGCTTTATTTTTTATTATTTCTTGTTTTTTACAACATTTTTCTTTTATTTTATAAGCAGTACCATCTGGTAGATGTATTGGAGGATGTTCACCTTCTATATTTGTATCGACATAATCATCAAAGAATGTGCCAAAATCATATTCTTCATCATTATAGTCACATATTTCATTAAAAGAAATGCCTTTATAAATAGCATTTAACATTTTTTCATCTGTTAAAGCATGTCCTAAGTTTCTATAATTAAATTCAATTTCATCTATTTCTTTTTGAGTTAAATTATCAGAATCCCTCATTTTTTATTTCCTTTTTTAATAATTCAACATCCATATTAGGACAGCTTTTATTTTGAATTTTTGCACTTTCAAAATGATTGTGAGGATATACATCTTCTACAGTTAGATTGTGTTTGTTTAAAAGACGCTTAATTAGCCTTTTTAAAGCATCGTACTGAGTTTTTGTCATATCTTCCCTACCTACCCAAACAATGCCTAAACTTTTCTCATTAGCGCCTCTAACATGTGCTCCCATTAAAGATTCATCTCTACATATTTCTATTTGACCAGTTCTTCTTATTACGTAGTGATAACCACACCCATTTTCCCAGTTATTAAAGTATCTATGTAGTACATCTATTTCATGAGCACCAATATCATGTTTATCATCGGTGTCAGTAACATGTATTACTAATTTATTTATTTTACCATTATCTATTGAAAATGTTCCGTAAGATATAATCATTAGCAATATTAGTAATACTATGTTCTTTATCATTTTTTATACCTATTATTTATAATTGTTTTAACATTTTTTACATACTTTTTTTTATTTTCATAAATTTGAGTTTGTAAATTTGAAATAGTTTTTTCATATTTTTTTAACTCTCTTTTATGTGTTTCTTTATAAAACTGAAATAAACAATAGGTCATAATTATTACTATTATAAAATTCATTCTGCTTTATCTCCTGGTGGTAGTTCTAATTCTTTCTTTTGATTGTGACCCTTTTCACACAATCCAAAAGTTCTATCTCTAGTTTCTAAATTAAACTCAACACCTAAACCTTTCAGTTCTTTTTTAATTGTACGTTTTAGTACGTTCATGTTGTTTATAGTGTCACCACCTTCTTTAACTATTCTTTCACTTTTAACATTTTTAATTTTAAATGTTCTTTCTTTTTCATTAATAATAATTTGATAAAGAGCATTGGTTTTTTCTGAGACTAAATTTTGTTTAGAAAACAATAGTCCCTCTTTTTTATAATATCGTATTCTTTTCATAATTATCTCTCCTCTTTAATTACTCTATGTGCAATTACATAATTTGCGTTATTGTTTATTTTATCTGAATATATTTTTATTTCAAGTACTAATAACCCATTAGCATCCTTGTATATTTCTATATCAGTTCTCTTTTTTCCTCTAATATCACCACCTGTATCACCTTCTACATCATTACCATCTTTGTAATTTAAATCTTTTACTAAAAGCAGTTTGTCATTTACAATTTTAGTTTGAGATAGGCTAATAATAGGATGTAAAGCTAATGTTTGGTTATCAGGATTAATGCTGTTAATTCTATAACTCCCCAATAAAAGAACTTCTTCACTTTCGTTTTGTACAATTTCAATATACCCATTGTTTTCTAAAAAATATTCTCCCTCAAAAGCCTGAATCTGTTCTTTAGTTAAAACTATAGTTTCTGTTCTTGTTCCACATGCCATAGTAACAAATGCAATTGCTAATACTAAAAATAGGTTTAAAATACTTTGTCTAAGTTTGTTTTCGTACATTACTGTAACTCCTGGTTAATTGTTTTTTCTGTAACTAATCTTATTTCATTTGGATTAAACTCATTTAATAGCTTTTCTATTTCTATTTCAGCTTCTAATGCTGCATTTTCATTTCCCATAGATAATGCTAAATCATAATCTTTTAATAAATGATTAATTTTATTTTCAATTTCTATTGCTTTTGTTAATTTCATTTTATAACTCCTTTGCTATATTCGCTTTTAAAACATTCACTACTTCAGTATAACCCCTCCTACTAGCCCATCTTAAAGCATCATTATTACTAGCATGAACATCAGTACCATGTTCTAGTAATACCTTCACTATTTCTGTACGACCTTCTTCACTAGCCCATTTTAAAGCACTATTATTATTTGCACTAACATCTGCTCCATGTTCTAGTAATACCTTTACTATTTCTGTATAACCCTTCATACTAGCCCATTGTAAACATTTGTCTTTATTTTGTAACATTATTAATCCTTACTCCAATTATCTTTCATTGTTTTTATAAATTCTTTCGTCACATTCTTTTGCAGCATCATTAAACTTAACCCCATACTTTAGAAACCTTTCAATGCATTCTTGCATATCTTTAGGTCTAGCAGCAACAGGGTCGATAATTATTGGTTCAACTACAGATGGGTTTCTATACAAAGGCTTTAAACCTGCACACCCTACAAATAAAAACATTAATAATACTAATTTCATTTTATAACTCCTTTGCTATATGCGCTTTTAAAACATTCACTACTTCAACATAATCCTTCCTACTAGCCCATCTTAAAGCATAGTCATCATTAGCATAAACATCTGCTCCATGTTCTAGTAGAACCTTTACTACTTTAGCATGACCTTCCTCACTAGCCCAGTTTAAAGCATCATTATTACTAGTATGAACATCTGCTCCATGTTCTAGTAATACCTTTACTACTTCAGTATAACCCCTCCAACTAGCCAAACTTAAAGCAGCATTATCCTGAACACTAACATCTGCTCCATGTTCTAGTAATACCTTTAC